GGCCCCATCTCGGCAAGCGGCGCGGCTGGAAAAGCTGTTGAGCCAGGTCAAGGAAACTATTCGCGCAGCTTATCGCGGGGAAAGCACACGACTGATCGGTGAACTGCGTGAACTGGCAGACGTTGAAACCACGTTTGCGGGATCGTCAATCAACAAGGCGCTGGGAGTTGACTTTATCACAACGTCAATCACGCGCGGGCAACTTGCGGCGATTGTTGACGGCGTGCTGATCGAGGGCGCGCCGGTATCGGACTGGCTATCTCGGCAGGCTGGCGACACGCTGCAACGCTTTACGGACGCTATGCGGCTGGGCATTGCCGAGGGTCAGACAAACGCCTCACTAATCCGCGCTGTTCGCGGTGGGACGCAAAACGGTTCACCCGTTCAAGGGTTCATGGAAATTTCCCGGCGCAATGCCGAAAGCCTGGTTCGATCGGCAACGCAGGCCGTGTCGCAGAAGTCGCGGCAATCGCTTTACGAGGGCAACGAAGACATCATCAAATCGTTGCAGTGGGTATCAACAATAGATTTGCGAACCACAGTGCTATGCGCTGTTCGCGACGGTTTGACATACACGGTTGATACGCACGAGCCAATCGGGCACGACCTGCCATGGGGCGGCGGTCCCGGCAATCTGCACTGGGGATGTCGCAGCACGTCGGTCCCGGTGCTCAAGTCATTCCGCGAGCTAGGGTTAGACATCGACGAAGTGCCAGTATCCACGCGGGCAGGCATGGATGGGCAGGTAGCAGCCGACACGACGTTTGAGGGCTGGCTATCACGGCGCGACGTGGCAGAACAAAACGACAAGTTGGGCGTAGGACGCGCGCAACTCTGGCGCGATGGCAAGATCAAGTTTCGCGACTTGGTAGACGGCAACGGACGCGAGTTGACGCTTGCAGAATTGAGGGCAAGGCTATGAGCGCTTAACCGACCCACCTAACCACACTCTAAACAACCCTGCTTCGGCGGGGTTTTTCCACGTTCGCGGGAAGCGGGCAAAACCTGACGGGAAGTCAAATGAAAATCGAAGTATCAGACGCCACCACATTGCCTGAGTGGCTGCAAGGCCATGTAGCAGACGGCCACCTTGATCTAGGCGCACTGGCCGCACCTGAAGACGTGGCGGGCCTAAAGACGGCGTTGTCCAAGGAGCGCGGCAACGCAGCGGCCTACAGCAAGTACGGCACCCCGGCGGATATCGACGCCAAGATTGCCGAGCTGACCGACAAGGCGAAGGGCAGCGGCAAGGGCGCGGATGACGCGCAAGCCAAGCTGGACGCAATGGCGGCTGACTACGAAGGCAAGCTGACCGGCGCAAATGACCGCATTAGCAAGATGATGCAGCGCGGCGCGTCGTCTGACCTAAAAGCAGAACTCGCGAAAGCCGGGTTTATCGCAGAATCAATTGACGACATCGCCAGCAGCGCGATGGGGCGTCTACAGTTTCACGAAGACGGGTCGGCAAAGATCCTGACTTCGGACGGAAAGCCCATGATTGGCAGCGGTGCTGATCACGGTGCGACCTTGGCCGACTTGGCTAAGGAACTTGCCGCATCTAAGCCGTATGCGGTTCGGGACGGCGGCAAAGGCGGCGGCGGGAAGCCACCGGCATCGACTGGCGGGACGCCTGACAAGCCAACGGTAACGCGAGCGCAGTTCGACGCAATGTCGCAAAGCGAGCGTGCCAATCACTCAAAATCAGGCGGCGGCATTCAAGGCTGACCCCCACAAAGGACTAAACACACATGGCAAACGTTTTTGACAACCTTGCAGCAGACATCTACAAGGCCGCCGACATCGTCGGTCGCGAACTGGTCGGCGTAATTCCATCTATGACCGTAAACGCTGGAACTGAGCGCGTTGCGTTCGGCGGCGTTGTGCGGTCTGCGTTTACGCGGGCTTCGCTGGTCAACGAATCTTACACCCCATCAATGACCATCCCTGAAGGCGATGACCAGACCATCGATAACAAGACCGCGACAATCGATAAGGTGGCCAACGTCAAGATCCCGTACACCGGCGAAGACATCTTGAAGCTGAACAACGGCGCAGGGTACGAGACCATCTACGGCGACCAGATCGCGCAGGCAATGCGGGGCATTACTAACAAGATCGAAAACTACGCTGCGCTAACACTCTATCAGGGTGCATCCCGCGCAGTTGGCACCGCTGGCACGACTCCATTCGGCACCAACTTTGACGTGATTGCTGAGGCGCGCCAGATTCTTGTGGACAACGGAATGCCGCTCGATGGCCAAGCAACCCTGGCGATCAACACAGCCGCCGGAACCAAGCTGCGCAACCTGGCCCAGCTGCAGAAGGTAAACGAGGCAGGCGGTGAAGATCTGCTACGTCGCGGCGAATTGCTGAACTTGCAGGGCCTGATGCTGAAGGAAAGCAACGGCATCGTGTCGCACGTCAAAGGCACAGCCACAAATGGTCTAACCAACGGCGCGTTGGCAGTTGGCGATACCACTATTGCGGTTGACACCGTGACCGCAGGCGCGACCGGCTACGAAGCTGGCGATGTTATTACTTTTGCAGCTGACTCTGCAAACAAGTATGTCGTTGCCACTGGCTTCGTCGGCGCGTCTGGCAACTTGACGATCCAAGGACCCGGCATCCGCGTTGCGATTGCAGACAACAACGCAATCACAGTCGGCAGCAGCTACGTCGGCAACTTCGCGTTTCACCGCGCTGCGGCTGAGCTTGTTGTGCGTCCGCCTGCCATGCCACAAGGCGGCGACATGGCTGCCGATCGCCTGACCGTGCAAGACCCGTTCTCTGGTCTGGTCTATGAGATGGCGATGTACAAAGGCTACGGCAAGTCGATGCTGGACATCACCACTTTCTACGGTGCGAAGGTCTGGAAAGGCGATTTTGTCGCCACGCTGCAAGGCTAATTTTTGCAGAGGGGCGGGCTTCGGTTCGCCCCTTCACAAAGGTTATTCTGACAAACAAGGGACGCTGCAATGGCACTTGATACCACCATCGGCGGCGTGACCGCTGACAGCTACGGAACGCTTGCGGGTTATGAGTCCTATGCAACCGATGAAGGATTTACGCTTGCGGCAACGGACACTGCAAACGAGATAAACTTGCGAAAGGCGGCAAAATTTCTTGATCGCAAGCATATGTTTATCGGCTCGCAGCAATACCAGTTTCAGCAACTAGCATGGCCGCGTTTGGTTAATGACCTTGTAAACGACTGGCCGGTAAACCCTGACTCAATTCCTCAAAAGATTATTTATGCGCAGTTTGAAGTGGCATACATTTTGCAGGGCGGCATCGAGCCGTTTGCAACGATTGTGAACAGCAGCACAAGCGAAAGCATCAAGGTCGGTCCAATCACAATTGACAGCGAGACATTGCCGACTGGCAAGCCCCGCATTGTTGCAGTTGATGGCCTGTTGCTTGGGTACATCCGGGGCGGTCCCGGCATGGTCAGCATGAGGCGCGGCTAATGGCTACCATTGCAAGCCAAGTCACAGCGGCGTTTGCCAAGCTGGCAGCTAAACAGCCTGACGCAATCCAGACAGGGACCATTCAGCAGCCGACGCCACAGGCATCTGGCGGCGGGCCTTCAGACCCAACAGGCGGCACTGCGGGCGTTACACCTGCGCCGGTGTCTGTGCGCATGGCGGTCTTTGAGATTGCCGAGCGGCGCATAGACGGCACCAACATCCAAGCCGGTGACTTTCAAGTAATTGTAGAGCCTGCATCAATCGAGGTCACGCTTAACGACAAAGTAATTTGCGACCGTGGCACACTGACAATCAAAATTCTTGGGCGCGTGGCGTCGGGCGGGCAGACTGCGTTGTACGACATGGTGTGTCGTGGGTAGTTTTGAGGACGACATAAACAAGTTTCAGCGCAAGACGGTTGCCAAAATGGATCAGGCTGTCCGCAAGATATCTCTGGAAATATTAAAAAGCGTTGTTTTTAAAAGCCCTGTTGATACGGGGCGCTTTCGTTCAAATTGGCAGGTCTCTATTGGTTCCGTTCCGTCTGGAACTGTTGGTTATCAAGGGACAGAAACCATTGCGGAGCGGGCGGGCACTAAGGGGCCAGTTTATGAGGCAACCGTTGCCAAATCCAAGGGCACGGCAGACTCGGCAAAGGCTGGTGATGTCATTTATATTGCTAACAACCTGCCATATGCGGTGCGGCTGGAAGAGGGCGGTTATGGCGAAGGGCCAAAAACTGTTGGCGGATTTTCCCGGCAAGCCCCTGCTGGAATGGTCACGCTAACGGTGCAAGAGTTTGCATCTACGGTGAAAAGAATTGGCGCGGAGATTGGCAGACAATGAGTGACATTGATAGCAATATCACGCAGGCGCTAAATGTGCAGGCCGAGGTTATGATTGCCGGGCTTGGTTACACGGCGATATGGCCACGCAAGGGCGGGAGCAAGCCCGCAGGCGAACACCTGACCATACAGCACTTGCGAAACGATGACGTGCCGCTGGGCTTGTCGGATCAAGTTTA